ACAGCACCTTCTGAGATATTTCCTGTATACACAGAGGAAGGAATACTTATGAGTCTTTTCCCTAAAACAATTATTGAACCTGGAAGAGTTGTAGCTCAGTATATTAGATATCCAAAAGAACCAAAGTGGACTTACATCCTTTTACCAAATGGAGAACCTGCATTTGATTCAACTAGATCTGATTACCAAGATTTTGAACTTACATTAGATGATGAAGTTTCATTAGTAACAAGAATACTTCAATACGCAGGAATGTCTATAAGAGAAATTCAAATAGTACAATTCGCTCAAGCAGAAGAACAACAAGCAAACCAAACTGAAGCATAATGGCATATATATCACAATATCAATACTACGAGAACGGAGGAGCACTACCAGAAAATGAAAACTGGGGCTCTTATCAATACGTTACACTTAAGGATATAGTAAATAACTTTATGGTGATGTATGCTGGAAACCACTCATTAATTAATAACGAAGAGAGGTATAAGGTTTTATTTCATGCTAAGAGAGGGATACAAGAATTAAACTACGATGCGTTTAAAGAAATTAAAGCGTTAGAGCTTAATGTATCTGACTTACTTAGATTTGTATTACCACCTGACTATGTAAATTGGGTTAGAGTGTCTTTATATTCAGGAGGAGTATTAAGACCACTTACAGAAAATATTCAAGCGACATCTTCTGACGCTTATCTTCAGGATAATAACTACAGAATACTTTTTGATATCAATGGAAATGTTTTAAAACCTCAGTTTTCTTTCTTGGACACGGATAGAATAGCAGGAACTAAGAAAAGCATTTACATGGGTGGAGGAGCTTATAACGGAAAATCAGGATACAATATTGATGGTGATTGGTACTTTGATTACTCAATAGGAGCAAGATTTGGCTTAAATACTGAAACAGCTAATGTAAACCCTACATTTACTATAGATAAAAAATCAGGAGTAATTAACTTTAGCTCTAGTATGGCAGGTGAATTATGTGTATTAGAATACGTTTCAGATGGAATGGAGAATGGAGATGAATCAAGCATTAGTGTAAACAAGATGTTTGAGGAGTTTATTTACGCTTATATTAGATATTCTATACTTAATTCCAAGTTAGGAGTTCAAGAGTATGTAGTAAATAGAGCTAAAAAGGACAAATCAGCACTTCTAAGGAACGCAAAAATCAGAATCAGCAATATACATCCCGGAAGACTTTTAATGAATATGAGAGGTCAGAATAAGATTATAAAATAATATGGCGAATATAACTAAAAGCTTTACCAAGGGTAAGATGAATAAGTCTACCGATGTACGTCTTATGCAGGACGGTGAATACATTGATGCATTAAACGTAAGGGTTAACTCTACGGAGGGAAATAATGTTGGATCGATAGAGAACTCATTAGGAAACCTTCCGCTGACAAGCCTTAAGTATATAGATGGTACTCCACTGAGTGCTAACGCTAGATGCATTGGAGCTTTTGAAGACGGAGCAAATGAAAGACTGTTTTGGTTTGTTCATGACCCAACATTTACAGTGGGAGCTAGTGGAAAACTTGATTTGATAGTATCATTTGATACTAAGAATTCTTTCTTAAACTATCACGTTGTAAGTATTTTAAATAACATTGGAGCTGGTATAATTACTACTTTAAATTTTAACCCTGAGTATTTAATAACAGGGGTTTCTTTGGTTGAAAACTTATTGTTCTTTACGGATGACTACAACGCTCCTAGAAGGATTGACGTAGATAATAGCTATTCGTTTCCTGTTGCAAATGTAGATACATTTAGCGATGAGTCTTTACTTGTAATCAAGAAAGCACCGCTTACATCTCCTTTGGTTGAGCTTATTGACATAGGAAATGATATTAATTACATGGAGGATAGGTTTATCTGCTTTGGATACCGTTACAGGTACGCAAACAATGAATACTCTGCTACATCTCAGTTTTCACAACCTGCGTTTGAGCCTAAAGATTTCTTTTTAAGTGCAGAGAGTGTACTGAATGAGGGAATGGAGAATAAGTTTAACGCAGCCATCATTACATTTCAAACAGGAGGAGATTTGGTTGTTGGTATAGATTTACTGTTTAAGGACGCTAGCGACCCAGTAATTAGGGTGATAGAGAAGATGGATAAAAAAGATAATGGATGGGGTGATAACCAATCTAGGACTTATACTTTTGACAACAGTAAGATTTATACAATACTTCCTTCTTCTGAGATATTAAGGCTTTACGATAATGTACCTAGATTCGCTAAGGCTCAGACGGTTATGAGTAATAGGCTTGTTTATGGTAACTACACGGAGGGGTACGACTTGATTGATGTATCTGGAAATAAGCTAAGACTAGAGTACTATACTGAATTAATAACAGAAAGCACTTCGGATATTTCTAGCTACAATCTTCCAGATACCACCAGCAATACAAGTTACACCATAGACCCATTAGGAACTATAAACGTTTCAAATGGCACTGTTAACTTTGATTTAAGCGTATTAAATCCAAGTGCAGGTGTTAACTATATGATTGCAGGTAGCTCGATAGTATTTGATATTACATTCTTATTAAATAATACATCAGGTACAATGCCTAGACAAAACAGAAGCCTCTCATTTAACGTTTCTTTTTTATTTACTCTCCCTAGGGACTACACGTCTGTTTATGATTTAGCTTCAAGTTCAGCGTTTTTGAATAGTGTTGGAACTGTAGCAAACATACTTCCAGTGTACGACCCTACAAACCCAACATCTTGTAGCGGCACTACGTTTACAGATATATATAACTGTAACTCTCCTATTCAAACCAATGCTTTCCATAAAAAATACGCAAGTGGTATAACAGCAAACGGTCAACCTATAGATGTAATATCTTCACCTGCTAGTAGTGTTATTAGCTTAAAATTTCCTGCTATAGAATATGTTGATGACCTTGCGTCACCTACTCAGTATTTTTATGATTACTATGGCGTGTATGAAGCTGAAGGAACTTATTCTAGAAGTGGATTCTCAAAAAGTCTTCATAGCAATAGAGGTTATGAAATAGCAATAGCTTACATGGATGAATTTAATCGTTCAACCACAGCGTTGGTTAGCAACAGGAATACCGAGCATGTTCCTTGTGAATATTCAGACAATAAAAATAGCATTAAGGTTACGATACCAAGCATGCAAAAGCCACCGTATTGGGCAACTAGGTATAAGTTTTTAATAAAGCCAGACAAGCAGGGGTACGAAACAATTTACGCTCAATTTTATTGGATTCAGGATGGAACTAATAACATATATTTCCTGTTAGAGGGAGAAAACGCAAGAAAAGTAGAGGAGGGAGACAGGTACACCGTTAAGTCTGACACTAGTGGAGCTATTAACGAGTGCGTAACAGCCACTGTTCTAGAGAAGAAGGCACAGTCATCAAACTTCATAACAACAACGACAGGGGTTGTACCTCCAGCAGGGGTATATATGAAGATTACTTCGGATGACTTTAGTGCTCAGTTCGTTCCTTCTGCAGTTCATTCTGTTTCAAACTTTACTAACGCAAAAAGGACTACTTCGCAGGCAGCAGCAGGTTATTTTCCGTATTGTGGGACTCAATTAAGGTGTAGTACTTTTGACGGAACTACTCATACAGATATAGCTATTCCTATGAGGTCAATTATTAAAATAAAGTTTAGGTATAAGAGAAACGGTACGTTTGGAGGATGCGAGGAAAGAAGCTATACTTTTGATAAGACGTACACATCTACTACAGACTACAACAATATGCACGATTGGTTTGTAGGAGACAATATAGCTAGTAGTATAAATAGTGGAATAGGAGTACCTGCAACAAGTGCTACTGGTTGTGCTCCTAATAATATTTTCTATCCATCAATTCGTACATTCCCACCTGCAACCCCTTCTACTTGTAATAATAATTGGTACTTCTACAGAGGTTCAACGGGATATTTAGAGTTATTCATTACAGGTACTAATTCGTGTTCAATAACTAAGAATGGAGAGGCTAACGGTCAGGCTTCGTTGCAGATATATCTACCTGAGTCTTCTTTAATATTTGAAACACAACCATTGGACGCTTTGCCAGACGTATTTTACGAGTCAAGCGAATCATTTCCAATAACAACTGGATTCCACCAGGGTAATGTTCAAAATCAAACAAGTGTACAGTCAGCGATTATAGACACTGATTTCTATAACTGTTATGCGTTTGGAAACGGAGCTGAGAGTTATAAGGCTTTAGATTCTATTACAGGAAAGCAGTTTAACTTAGGAAACAGGGTTTTATCTGTCTCTGCAGAGGATTACAAAGAAGCTCACAGGTTTGCAGACCTTACTTACAGTGGGGTTTATAATGATGAAACTAATGTAAACAAGCTGAACGAGTTTAACCTAGGCCTACTTAACTTTAAACCGTTAGAGGATTCTTTTGGAAAAATTCAGATTCTTGACGGAAAACAAACAAACGTACTAGTCCTACAGGAGGACAAGATTTCTTATGTACTGGCAGGCAAGAATATTCTTTCTGATGCAGGCGGTGGAAGTGCTTTAACTTCTATTCCTCAAGTATTAGGTCAGCAAGTAACGAAGACTGAGGAGTATGGTATTAGCCATAACCCTGAGAGTTATGTTAAGTGGGGATACGATAAATTCTTTACTGACGCAAAGAGAGGAGCTGTGATACAAATGAAGGGTGCAGATGAGGCTGCAGGAGACCAAGTTAAAGTAATATCCGAGCAGGGTATGCGTTCTTGGTTTAGGGATTTATTCATCAATGATTTTAACACTCAGAAGCTAGGAGGGTTTGACCCTTACATGAACGAGTATGTATTATCTTCAAACGATGTACTACTTCCTGCTGAGGTTAAGTGCTTAGACTGCGATGACTACAGAACCTTTAATGTTCAATCAGGAAATGATTACACCTACTGCATAAACGTAGGCACTATAGTTGGATATACTGACGTGAAATGGAATATTCCTGCTGGAATGGTAGGGACTGTAACCATTAATGTTGTTTACAACTCAATAACTTACACATCAGGGCCTGTATCTACATCGGGAAATATAAGTATACCAAAGAGTCTAACTGGAGAAACTAAGTTTGACATAACTGTAATTAGCACAGGTGTAGCGACTGGATTAGAGGTTGTTACAGGATGCCCAGACCCTAATAATATTAATGTAAGATGGATTGTTGTTTCTGGAAATCCTGGAAGTCCTATATTAACACCGACTAGATTAGGATTTAGCTATGTTGACGGAATAGTTGAGTCACCAGTATCATCAACGGATGTTCCTTTTGTAACCTATGCAGGAAATCCAACATTAAGTTTATACGATGAGTTTACAGGGCCTCAAGGAGCTTCTTCAATACCTACTGACAATTCAGATATTACTTTGTTTGTAGAGAAAAATAGCAATAGTTCTTTTAATTTTGACGTAAACACAAACAGGTTTATGTATCTAAGGTCTTCTCAGGTTTATGAGAATAACTCTACAGATATGATGTTACTTCTTGAAGATGCTTCGGTAGCCTTAAACCCAGTAGAAACAGATGAGTTTGTATCTTCTACGTTTCAGATGCCTGGTGTTAACAATGTAGGAGAAAATCTTTATTTGATTTGGGACTTAAGGGACAAGAGTTCACTTCTACTATCTCATTCAACGGTAGATGCTGCTGATGCTTGTTGTGGTTATGATTGTACTGAGCTATGCTCAGAGTATGAGATACTAAACAACAGTGGAGGTGTAGTTTTATACGACTACTTAGACTGCACTACAGGGCTAGAGGCTGAGGGTACTATTTCAAATGGAAGAGTTGAAACTATATGTTCAAGGTCTATTCCTACGACTACATTTGTTGTAGAAGGGGTAACAATTACTTACACAAGATGCGGATGCTCATCATAAAATAAAATAACATGCCAACTAACGCAATAAATTACATAGACGCCAAAACCTTCTTGCAGGCTACGGCTGTATTCACAGATTCAGAGTTAACAACACTAGCCTCTGATGGATTTTACTCGGATAGTAACATCTCAAGGGAGCAATTAAATGGTGTACTACTACCAGCTCAAGAATGTCAAACCTGTCCTTAATAAAAATATATGCCAAATTACACTATAACATACGCTGATAGCGCGCAAGGATTTCCTTCATTTTATTCCTTTTCTCCAGATTGGATGATTGGTATGAATAATTATTTCTATACCTTTAAGGGAGGAAATCTTTACAGGCATAACGTAAATGCTGTTAGGAATAACTTCTACGGGATACAATACACCACTACAATGAAGAGTGTATTTAATCAGTCTCCTTTAGAAAATAAGTTATTTAAAACTATAAACTTAGAGGGAGACTCCTCTTGGGGTGTTACTTTATCAACAGATTTACAGAACTCAGGATTTGTTAAAGCACCTTACTTTGAAAAGAAAGAGTCTTCTTGGTATGCTTTTGTTAGAAATTCAGGAAGTAATCCTGCTACACTAGACCAATATGCACTACGTTCACTAAATGGTATAGGAACTTCATCAAATATTGTTTTAACATCTACTACGGCAACTATAGATTTTTCAATTTCTCCGTTAACGTCAATAGGTAGTATATTAAGTGTTGGAGATGCTTTTTACTTTGTAACAGGTGCTTCACCAACAGTTCCAGGAACACCGGAATGGGCAGGTACAGTAACTTCTGTAAACGTAGATTTACCGGCAGGAATTAATCAAGTTATTGTAGATATAAGCCCTCCGACACTACCACTTCCTCCTCCTACTCCTATACCACC